TCCCACTTCTGAGCCCCGGCGCAGTGCCCGCTCGTGACCCCCGCCCTGCGCGTAGCGCGCCTTCGGCAGGCGGGGGTCACGAGCGGGCACTGCGCCGGGGCTCAGAAGTGGGATGCTGGCACGTACTTTTGTTGTTACTATGCACGTGACAAGGTCATGACGTCAGAGCACAGGGAAGGGGTACTGTAGAGGTATATAAGCGCTGCTGGGTCTGGTTCGTCGTCAGTTTTGTGGTTGCTTTTAATGAGTGAATAGATAGATGTGAATTGATAGATAGACATTATGAGTGTGAGTTTTCGTGTTCCATCACTTTTAAGCCTAACTAGTGCACGTGTAGTTCATTTAATAGATAGATATGATTATATTAACAAATTAGAACTTCCTGGAGAATTAATCTCTTTATTGCAGTCGCAGTTCATGACACACTTATTCACTTGTGATGAAAATATGGATAATGTGCGTAACCGTTCTCGTATTATTTGTAAACATAGATTATTACCAAGACGTAATATTCTTGGTATTTGTAATTTGAATCGTTTATGTTGTCATTTACTGGTTAGTTGCATAGTAAATTTACCTTATTCTGTGTTTGCCGATAGTGTTATACATGAAACTAAGGCAATCGCTTCTTTAACTACACGTTTTATTATTCATTTACGATATTTTCAAGTAAAATATACTGTTCCTGTGAATGATTCTCTTGTATTCTTTCAACGCTTTTGTTTTGAATGCTGGTATCATGATGGAATTCGTGATAAATTTACAAGTATCGAAAGCCAATCCATTAAGAGTTGTTTATATATCAGTTTGCAAATGATTTATACTCAATATATCACAGATTTGAGTATGTGGTGTCATAACTGCAGAGTGTGTCCTTTATTTTCTTTTGTTAATACCACATGTACAACACATTGTATACCATTGTGTCGTAAACGTTTGCATTTCTAATTGTAGATCAGTGAAGTCGATTCTGAAGGGTCAGTAATAGCCTCTGATGACGAGGTTAAAGAAGAACAAAAAGTATCCATATCTGCATTGCTGTTGAAATTGTTTGTCTACATTAGGAATTTGCATATTCCCATTAACAATACAAAAATTATCTTTGAAGTATTCTTAAATTGGAAACCATCATCTCTTGAAGAGGACCTCTTGGGTTGGAAGAACGTTGATACAGAATGTCTTCAAGTAGCGAAGAAGATGATATGCCAACAAATGTCAGTAGTGTTCAAACGAGCAAAATCGATCAGTACGTGGGCCTCATTAAACAAAGTATTAGAAAAAGTTTCTTGCTCCACGATATCGTTGTCGGAACCGACCGTGCAAGTGTTGGAGAACTCTTTCAAATACTTCATCAACGACTTCATCAACGAACAAAAGGATTTGGACTCATCTATCTCCACGCAAAACAAGGATTTGAACATATCCACGTTGTCCACGACTGCCACTACGCCAATTACTGCTGTAAGTGCACCTTGCGACAATCCATCCCTGGAGGATCCAGATGCCGTGCAAGTACAAGACCAACATGTGGCCTTGGAAACGAATACTACTACAATCTCTTGTTCTATTTCTACAAGAAACAAAAGGGGACGTTGTACTTACAAGTGGGTCCCTCCCAAATTGAAATCCAGTGTAATGAAGCTACAATTATTTCCGACGCGCGACTGCCAGCACAATCAACCTCGGGATTGGTGGAGGAAGAGTTTGAAACAAGTGACAACGACAGTAACATATCCATTTGTAACATCCCCAGTGATGAATACGGCGGAATATCATCTCCAACAACTATTACTAGCGTGTTCCCGGGAACGTCAAGACATGCAAGAGCAAGAGAAGGTAACAAAATTAGTAGAGCTGGACAATTAATCCATTTTTTGTTAAATAATGTTTACTCTCCCTTGGATTTAATTAAACAAAGTAATGAATGGTATACTTCTCCTTTTGCTACTTGTAAAGAAGATACCTTTGCTACTGGTGTAGAAGGAGCTCATACTTTCTTAAAAAGTTTAAGTGTTTCTGAAATGGAAAATTTTGTAAAAGGAAATCATATTCAGTATAAGAACAATATAGTACGTTACAGTTGTATTGCTGGTAGAATGAGTGAATTTTATTATACTGTAGATGAAAGCCTTGATATAATTGAACAATTATTAATGTATCAATTTGACGAAAATTTTGAGAGTGTATCTGATTTTATTCACCAGTTATATTATGTTCTTAATAAGCAAAATGGGAAAAAAAATTGTATTGAATTAATTGGACCTCCTTCTAGTTATAAGTCTACTTTTTTGCATTGGGTGGCGGAAGCTTTTATTGCTGTGGGAATTATTAATATTGTTAACAAAACAGCACCATTTGGTTTTGCTCCTGCTGTTAATAAACGAGTACTTATTATTGATGATTATAATTTCAGTTCAGAATATCATGAAACTTTACTGAATATATTATCAGGAACAACTTGCAATGTTAATGTAAAATACAAAACAAATGGTTATGTAACTCACACGCCTGTATTAATGGCAAGTAATTATAAGACATTTACTAGTACTCGGTTTGAACATCGTATGGTAACATTTTATTGGAAGGAATATAAGGTATTATTAAAAAAGCATTTATATCCATTAGCTGTATTTGCTTTATTCAATAAATATATAATTGAATAGTTACAATGTTTGTTTTAATGTATTTAATACATAAGGATTACCTCTATCTTTTTTCCTTTCTCCTTTATTTTTACTAGAAAGGTCAGTACCTGTTGATGTAGGTCTTTCATGAGATGTTAAATTCCATTGGCTATATGAAGCATAATAAAAATCTGTTGTAGGACGGCCATCATATCCTTTTTCTTTGAGTTGAGGTCTAACATTAGCATATGGAAACAATGAATTTCCTGTAGTTTCTTCAACTATACAAAATGTCTGAAATTTAACATACATACAAACATTAACTGGATTTGTACTTGTAGAATATCCTGGAGTATTAGGATATACTGGCATAATACCTAAATGAACTGATGGCTGTACTTTGCTCATATGGGGATGCTGGTTTAATGATGAATGACAACTAGTTTTTTCAATAATTGTTCTATAAAGAGAATTAAGTAAAGTTTGATTTCGTGCTCGATTACTAGTTTCATTAATATTAACAGTATGAGAATTAATATTGTGAACATAATTACCATTTGCATCAACGTTAAAATCAATATTATTACATGTTGATAAAGTACCACCATGGTATGTTTCGTTAAGTGATTTTACATCATCACTTCCTTGTACAGGGCTAAAGAAAAGCGTCCCATCCTGAGGAGAATAAACTTCCGATAATATTACTTTGTCAACCATGGGAGCTGCCGAAAAATCTGTAATATCCTTACGAACATCAACTCGTCCCCACGATGGTAATTGAAATTGCTGTACATTAGGAACAGCTAAATCTGTTTTATCACCATAACCTAAAATTTCAGTATAACAAGGCAAATCTCTAGGACATTTTTGAATACATGGATAACCTCCAGCTTCAGTTTGAAGAGCATTACTACCCCAAAGTATATCTTCAAGTTCTGATCCAAAGTATTCATTCGATTTAGTTACTCTTAATGAATTAGCCGCATATTCTGGTATTCGTGGTCTAATATGGAATTTATTATTTAAACCTACTGCTTTTAATCCCTGAATCCAATGATGTGAAGAAGCAATACCAGTTAAAGCCGAATTAGTTTCAAACGATGTAGTAAAGCCACGTATGGTTGCACGAATGCCTACTTTCACAATACGAGCATCAGGTGCTAAACTTAGAAATTCAGCTGGTGACATATACATTGAAACCTGCTCCCATGGTATGTATCCTAAAGAAAACAAACGAGCAGTATTAGCACGTACTGGCGATGTGCCTGCAGTTGAAATTGTATCACAAAATGAATTACCCCATAATTGCCAAGTGAAATCATTATAAAACACTTTACGTCGGGCAGGAGTAAAGGGAGTTTTATATAATGTTATATCATGGGTTTCTGCTCTAGGTAATTGTCCACTAGTACCTGGAGTTACACCTCCTGTTCGAGCTGTAGCAGAACCAATATCTTGATCCGCAAGATCTTCATCCATATTTTCCCATTCTTCTTCGTTGTTCATATTTTCTGCTGCGTCTACTTCGTCCAATATTCTATTTAAATCGTTGTCGATTAAATCAAAGGCTTGGAAGTGATCTTGTTGTTGGTTGGTAGACGGTGGTCGTTCTACTGAGGGTCCCGGTTCCGGATTTGATGATGGTTCGTGGGAGGCTTCTTGCCGGTCTCCCGCTGCTTCCGCTGCTAATCTGAGACGTTTCAGACGATTCGCTTGATTGATTTTCCTGATGCGTGCCCAATCCTTCGGTGTTGTTACTCGCAACCGTTTTTGCGGCGTCTTCACCGACGATGATGGCGTACTCATCTGAGGATACTGGACACCCACAACAGATTCTGCAACATACTTTGCACCCAAACCTGCAGCACCAACAAGATTGTCTATTTCTCCTGTTTTCTGCCAGTTCTGCCAAAATTCGCGTATAGCATTAAAATCACTATTTCTCACTTCACTCGCTGTTCTATCAAAATTATAAAACCAATCGTGTCTTTGAGCTATTTTATCCGCACTATTCACTGGTTTACCACTATGTAATTTATTTCCAGGACCTAAATATTTATGTCCTGGAACAACTAGTACCGGCGCCATCCACGAAATAACGAGGCAAGGCTATCTTATCCCTTTATATACCTCTACAGTACCCCTTCCCTGTGCTCTGACGTCATGACCTTGTCACGTGCATAGTAACAACAAAAGTACGTGCCAGCATCCCACTTCTGAGCCCCGGCGCAGTGCCCGCTCGTGACCCCCGCCTGCCGAAGGCGCGCTACGCGCAGGGCGGGGGTCACGAGCGGGCACTGCGCCGGGGCTCAGAAGTGGGA